GTAGTACTTTCTTCTACATTCTCGGAATCCGGAACGATAGCCGGACTTTTTTGAAGTGGTGGTGGTGTAGGAACTTTAGGAATTTCGGGTGTTTCAGTGAGAGCTTTCTTATCCTTAGCAGACATCGGATAATGTGGCTTTAGATATCTTTGAATGTTAAAAAAAGTGAGTGGCTGATCCGGATTGCGAAGAAGCGCCTTCAACTTCTCAGCACTTGGCGAACCTTCGAGACGAATGTATCGCTTGTTTTGAGGATCCTGTAGCTCGTTATCCTTAACGTATTTGTTGATAGTTGTGGTTACTTCATTCCGAGAATGTTCAGTATCTGGTGGAAAGCCGAGAAAAACGCATAGTTCGTTTGAAATTGAAACTGGTTTGTTAATTGACGCAACAACCTTGGGAGCATCGGGGTCTACATCGACATCAACTTTACGGGACTTCTTTTTTGTAGATTTAAGAGCTTCCCGATGAAACACCTTCATTCTGGCGCTTAGACTTTTAGAAGCATCCATGAGTGTCTCAAGATCCTTGATAACTAGCTCAAGTTTATCGTCGCGGCTGAGGGCGTCCATTTATTAATCTAAAATAAAACACTTCTTTATATACCTTTACGTTGCGCGTTTAAGATAAATTTTAAAACGCAATAATTAAATTGATTAATTATTTCATTATTTCATTATTTCAAAAGTATTAAAGATATATCTCATATAATAATATATATAAATATATTTATGGAAATTGATCCCGAAATTATATCGCATGTCGAAAATTTTATAGACAGGACTAGACACTTGCCAGGGGTTAATATTAGATTTATTCTTGGTAGATATTCTACACATTTTGGATTCGAGCCGCATATTTTTCAAAAAGAAAAATACGATGAAATTAAGTCACTTTTAGATTCTTGTGTATCTTGGGAAGAGCGTGATGAAAATGAAATTGAAAATGAACGTGGAAAAAATTTAGACGGCGAAAAAAATTTGGATGAAGTAATTTTATGTACAAACGGGTCTTACGATTTAATGGTAATTAATAGTTTAAACTCAAATGTAAACTCAAATGTAAACGTAAATATTTTTGGTTCTCGTAAAATAATTTTATTTAAAAGAAAAAATCACGCTTTCGTATTATCTACTATTAAAAATGAATTGAATGAGTTATACTATACATTTGAAATAATTGCTAATATTCCATTTAATTATACAAGTAAATACATAAGTGATTCAAGTTTGCTCAAAGTACAGGACATAATAACTAAAGTTAACCCAGAATTGAATTTAAACTTTAAAATAATAAAATAATCTATCGTATTTATTAAAATGAAATCTCATTCATTGATCTCGTTGGTATTTTCAGCTATTTTAGTAGACACCCTCATTGGGTATTATTTGTTATTAAGTAATAGAGGTGGAAAATATATCAGGGAATGGTACAATCAATTTACAATTGGTGCGTATATAATGGATGTATTATCGATTGTAATAGGAACTTTTTTGGCGACTAAAATAAGCAGTGGTATATACTATCAAATACTGACTGTTGTAATTATAGGACTAATACATGACATTACATTTGGGTATTTTGTAAATAAAATTCAATCTGAAAGTAAAATTATAAATTTATTCAAAAATTATGCTAATGAAAATGGTGTTAATATTTTAATAGTTGACGCAATAATGTTAGTAGCTACATTACTATTTTCAAATTATTTTTATAAATTAACGTCCAATGTTATTATTTCATTTCTGAGCATTATAACAACTTATATCGGCTTATTTATGATTTATTCATTTTAAAAAAAATATTTCATTATTATAAATGATTAAAATAGTATCTTTTAAAAAATTGCGCGGCGGAAATAAAAAATATGAAATTGTATTCAATAAAAATGGTAAAAAAATTACAAGAAAATTTGGAGCATCGGGTATGTCTGACTATACAATTCATAAAGATAAATCTAGAAGAGAGCGCTACATTTCTAGACACAAAAAAGATTTAAAAACAAACGATCCTACAAAACCAGGATATCTTAGCATGTTTATTCTTTGGAATAAACCTAGTCTCAGATCTAGTTTGGCAGATTATAAACGTAGACTTGGGGTTTATAATAGAACCGGAAGATTTCCTAAAAATATTTCGGGTAGCGCAAATTTAAAAGCTAAGTTTGGAAAATATTATAGTTATAAGTATTAAGTATTAAGTATTAAGTATTAAGTATACAAAGTGTAATATGTAAAATACAATCTATTAAATATTCACTTAATAGATTGTATTTTACTTACATTTACATTTACATTTACATTTACATTTACATTTACATTACAACTACAAATATTTTATTTATTTACATCTGAGTCATGAGAGCTCTTTTAGCCGCTTCCGAGCCAAGTTGAATAGCGGCACCCGTCGCTATAGTTTTAAGAGCGTAAAGAGCCCCTGCTCTTACACCTCCACGTCTACCCACGCTTCTACGATATTTACGACCTCTTTTTACTCGGCATTTGCATCGTCTCCTGTTACATACACAATTCTTTCTTCCTTTTCTCAACTTTCTTCTTAATTTTCTGCGCATCGCAGTTTTACGAACCGAACGACCAAATAAACCGCCGATTAAACCTCCTAAAAATCCAGTCTTCTTAACCGTTAATCTCTTTGATCTAGACTTCCGGCGCTTCAATTTACGTCTAAGTTCGGATGCAGTAAGATATCTTCTGCCACTCCGGGTATTTTTTGTTACACGAATATTACGCGAGCGCGCCTTTCTAATCAAAGCATTATAATCCATTTATTATATTAAAAATATTTTAATTTAAATTAAAATTAAAATTGAGACCTGTTAAAAAATAAATTATAGGACAATGCCTGTAAAAAACAATCTGCCAAATCGTCTTTTTTCTTATGATTCTCAAAAAATTCGTTGTGTGTTTTGAGTAGAGCTCTAGTGTGAACTATTCCCAAATTTTTATTTTGGCGATATTTAGATTTACTTTTATGTACTATTTCAATATCAGAACATTTTAATTTATACTTTGGAGAATAAAACATGATTTTACATAATCTATTTTGTTCGTGTTGTATTCTTATTATAAAATAAACATAAAGCGCGGTTGATATGTTTCTCATTTTAGGATTAAAAGAAGGTTGTTTCTCTAATAATACAATATCAGCCGACGTTAGATAACTCAGAGAGTCTATTTCTTCTATTACTCTTAACGTTTCATTTGGTCCACTACAATCCAATACATTCCAGTCTAATATAGAATTATCTATTGTATCTATTAAACAATATGCCAAATTTTTAATTCCAATATCAAAAGATAACAATAACATTTGCTTTAAATATTAAAAATGTTTTTAAGTTTTGTTTTAATCCCATAAATCAAATCTAGTTGCTAAATAATAATCTATATAAAAGTCTTGGTCTGAATAAGAATATATTTCTCTATAATTTTTAACGAATATTTTAGGTTCGTGTGGTGTATTAATGTCAAAACACCCCAAAATACACCCCATTTATCTTTTAATATTAAGCAAAGGTTTTATATTACTTAAGTCGTATCTTATTTTTTTTCTTTCGTTATTGCTATTGGTTATATCTTTTATATCCCAAGATATAAATATTTTATCATTTCCAAGTAAAACAACGCAAAATCCTTCCTTTTTAAGATGTAAAAATAAAAAGGAAGTGATGTCTTCAATTTTATAAGTTGAAAATCCAAAAATGTATCTAGGAACTGTATATATACATCTCAGTTCGTTGTGTTTTGCTAAGTGAGATATTTTATTAGTAACTTTTTTGAGTACGTCTTTTTTCAATTCGTTATACCTGTCTAATTGTCTTTTTTGTAAATTTATAACATCTTTTAATGACGGCATACTAATAGAATAAATTATTTTTTTTTTAAATATCTAAACTATTAAATATAATTTATCTTAAAATAAGCTCCGATTTTTTTTAACACTGTCTTTGTCTTCTTCATCAGACATTTCTTCGCCCGAAATATCTTCGTCTGAATATTCTTCATCAGAAATATCGTCTAT